ATCTTCTATTTCTGGTGGGATAATAGTAAAGTTTTCTTTTTGTGATCTTTGTTTTACTATAAAGGCCATAAGTTCGCCATAAACATCAGATCGTTTTGCAGTAATAATTTTAGCAGTAAATCCAAATCTTTGACCATCAATTTGTCTTGCTAATTTTTTTCCTGATTGAGATTTAGATATTATAGTATTTTGAATAGATCGAATACCTAATGTTTGAAATTTTGCATTTGATATTGGAAAAGCACCTGACATTATATTAAAGACTCCCTACCTCTTTCATTTACAGCACTATTAATTAATTGAGTTATTGTGCCTCTTGATCTTACAAGTAATTCTTCAAAACCAGAAGCATCTACTGTGTTTATATTAAAATTAACATTAACTGCACCACCACCTGTTCCTCTAGCAGATTGTGTTATTTGTCCTGTTTGGTTAGGTACAAACATCTCTGCACCTCTTTCACCAACTAGAACTGGTTGTCCTTTTGCAACAGCACCACCTTTTTCAAATCCTTTTATTTTATCTACAAATTTTAAACCTGTTCCTATAACTGCACTTGCCGCTAAAATATTTAAAGGAAAAGGAACTGATGCTAAAGCTTTCGCACCAGCTTTATATGCAGATATTAAACCCTCTTTTATAGCTGAAAATTTAAATAACATTGTTGATTTTTTAATAGCCGCAGTAACAGCCGCACCCACTAAAGCTTCTACTATTGATCTTATGATAGCTGTTTTTAATGTATCAAAACTCATTTTACCTGTCATGATAAAATCTGAAATACTAGATTTTAAAGATTGTAAAGATGATTGACCAGCTTCTTTAAATCTTTCAAACATTGTTACATCAAATTCTGATTTCATACCCTCACCAAAACCGTCTAATGCACCTCCTATACCCTCTAAATCTTTTGGCAATTCATTAAATCCTTGATGTAATTTTTTTTGATGTTCAAATATATCAATAACTGTTTCTTGTTGTTCTTTCATAACAGTTAACATTTTATTAGCAATTTCAAAATTTTCTCTATTTGACATCACAAGCGGTTTTATTTTTTCTTGTTGTTTTTCGAGTTCTTTTGTTATTTCTTTATTTGAACCTAATTGGTTCATAAGTGTAGTTGGGTCATTTAACTTTGATTCATCAGTAAATATTTTTATTTCTTTTTCTAAAGGTTTATCACCAAATTTTTCAGTAAAATTATCAACTCTATTCATAAAGTCTAAAATAATTGCTAAACCTAAAAATCCTTTTTTACCGAGTAAGAAAGCACCTATTATTCCAGCTTGTTGCATTACTGATGGTAAATTACTAAAGGCATTAACCATACCTGTTAAAACTTCTTTTACTTCTTTTAAAAATGGTAATAATTTTTTTCCTACTTCTACTGCACCAACTATTGCTCTTGCTAAATTTTTTCCTATTGCTGTTGCAAACTGATCTAGTTTTTTTGAATTTTTTTCTAAAAATTCATCTAAATCACCAAATTGTTTTTTTAGTTCTTCAAAGAAACCAGCTTCAAGTAAAACTTTTTTAAAGTTAAATATTTTATCTCCAATCATTGAAAGAGTTCCAGCAAAAGTGTTTGCAAGTTCATCTGTAGCTTGTCCAAATCTTCCGTCTCTACCAAATACTCTTTCAAATGCTTGTACTGTTTCCTCTATAGATACTGTTGCACCAGCTTTAAAGCCAAGCATATTTCTAACACCTTTTTCTCTAAATAAATCTGCCGCACCTATACCAGCAGAGAATGATCTTTGTATTTGTTCTGCCGCAGTTCTAAAATCTAAACCAGTTACTGCCGCTACATTACCAGTAATCTCCAACATATTTTGAAGATCGTTTGCGTTGTCTGTTACTGTTGCTAATATTCCTGATCCTGACTGTATTTCTTCTAAAGAGAATGGAACTTTAGATGCAAACTTGGTCATATTCTCAAATGCTTTTGCACCCTCGTTAGTATCTTTAAGTAAAAACTTTAATCTGACTTGTAAATTTTCTAAATTTTTTCCTGTATTAACTAAATTTCTAATTACTAATCCAGCACCTAATCCAACAAATGCTGTTTGCAAACTAAAAACTGATTTTTTTAATCTTCCTAATGCACCTTGTAATCCACCAAAAGTTCTTTTGGTAAGGTCTTTAGCTATTATATCTATTTGTAATTTTTGATTAGCCATTATGTTTTAAACCTTTTCGCTTCTGCTAGTTTCTTTTCAGTATTATACTGATCTTGCTCTTTTTTCAAGTAAGCTAACCATAGATTATAATGGCTTAAAGGCATATCAAGAACTTCTTGGATTGTAAGTTTTAGTCTATCTGCGACTACCAATAGTGTGTGAATATCGGTGTCGCTTTCTACTTTTTTTCAGCTTCCTCGTATGATGTGTCTAAAAGAATTCTATTGGCTACTGAAGCAACTATATTTGAATCTGCTTTTTTTCTTAAAGCAAATTTATCTTCTGGTTTGAAAGCTTTTTGAAGTTCACCTTTATCATCTTTGACTAATAATTTCATTATTAGTAGGTCAACCAAAACAGTTAAGTCTTGGAAGTTATTAGATTTCTTAAAGATAATATTTTTTTCTTCAAGTGTTAAAGGTTCTGAATAAAACACGGAAGCATTTCCATGTTCATCTTTCCATTCATCTACTTCAATAGTGATAGTTTGTAAGCCCTCAAAGTGAGATTTAACTCTATCGATAACTGACATAAAATATTATTATACAGTTCCTTTAGTTAATGTTCCTGTTCCTTGAAAAGTTACTGATCTTGAAACTATTCCATCCATAGCATTATTAATAGACATACCTGTAATAAGTCCTGTTCCTGTGAAACTTTGATCTCCTGAAGTATTACCCTCTGGTAATAAAATGAAAGAGATTGAAGAACCAGCAGTTAAAGTTTCTTGTGGTGAGTCTGTTTCGTCATAGTGCATTTCTAATGTACCAGAGAACGAAGTTCTACCAGCTACGAATGATTTAGTTGCATCAGATAATTGAGTATCTTCTACAACATCTCCAGTAGTTTCAATTGTGAAACCTGTTAGTTCCCCAACAGCAGTTCCACCAGCAGTTACTACTCCTTCTTTTCCGTGATGTGTTGCCATTTGCCTTTATCCTTTTTTGGTTTTCAAGTTGAGTTTCGTTTATTACAACTTCATTCCCATCTTTATATAATTTAATATCTTTAGCCATAATCCCTTTTACTACTTATCTTCTTCTTCGTCAATCTCATCTTCGCCAAAATCTTCTTCTTCTAAATCGTCCTCGTCTTCTTCCCAATTTTGATCGACTTCTTCTTCTGAATTTTCTCTAATTTCTGCAAGTAAATCTTTAACTTCTTCACAAAGAATAGATTCCTTGTCGTGCATCTTTTCTATTTGTTCGACTTTTTTTTCAATCTTATCTACTAATTTTTCTGTTTTCATTTTATCTCCTATGGTGTTCCAGCTTGATACTCATACATACATCTAATGGTCATTCTTATTCCACCTACAGGAAACAATGAACCCTCGTCAGTTTCTACTTGAACGACCTCTGTATCAAGTGCTTTATTATTTCTTGTAATATCAGATTCTAAAGCTGTTTCAATAGCTGTTATTAATTCATTTCTTTTAGTATCAATATTAGCTTCTGCACCTTTAACATAACCTAATACAACAAAATCAATAGTACCATGTCTAGTTTTAGCACCGCTTCCAAGTTCGCTATCATCTCTGTTTTCTTCTGATGTTTGAACTATTACTGCTGGATATTGTTGCTCTGATAATTCGTCTAATATAAATGGTTGTCTTGTAGCTTTTCTGATTGTTATTGGGCTACTTATACCAGAAATAGTGGATAGTATATTTGATGCTATATCTTCTCTTACACTCATAATCTTGCTTTCCTAAATTCTTTTGCAACAAATCTATTAAATTGTTTTGCAATTATCTTTTCTGTTCTATCATTAAATCCAAAAAATTCACGCTTTGTTTTTCCTAATACTTGATTATAAAATGCTCTTTCCCTCATCTGTGCATTACTAAATGATACTGACACTTTGTTTGTTCCTGTTTTTCTTATAGTTTTAGCAGATGGAGTTAAAGCACCTAACATTCTTCCAGAATAAAATAAATCTACTGCTGTTGGCTTTCCCTCTCTAGTTAGTCTTTTTAAATATTCCTGTGAATAAGGTTTAAAAGGTACATCTCTAAAATCTATACCTTTTTTAGTTTTAGTTCTAATTATATCTAATAATTGAAATCCAGCTTGTAATAAACCTTTTTCAAATATAGTTCTAAATCTTCTTTGAATTCTTGCGTATCTTTTTTGAATTAAATTAGCATTAGTTTTAATTTTAACATCTAACGCCATTATCTAGTCAATCTTCTAAATCCGTGTAAAGGTTCTCTTTCGTTTGCAACAATACTTCCTGATGAGTCAACATCATATTCAACGCCATCTTCTAAGATCATTCTCCATTCAACATTGTATTGACTCATATAATATTCTGCCATTCTTTCAAATCTATCTTTTTCTGTTTCAGGTCTAAACTTTGTTAATGCTGGTAAATAAAATCTACCAAG